GCTTTTTCAGGATAACCAGTTCCGCCTTTTGATACTTTTGCTTTTTCGTCGTATCCAGATTGACCTTTTTGTGCTGTTCCAGTGTAACCATCGTCTTTAACGTGGCCTTCTTCAACAGTGTCATCCTCTGATAATGCGTCTAATTCAGCTAAGATTTCGTCTAAAGTAGACTCTTCCATGTCAGTTGATTCTTCCATGTCTTCAGCTTCTTTCATTCCATGCTTATGATGTTTTTCATCATACTCAATGTCTTTAGCTACCTTCTTACCAGCTTTTTCAGCATTGGTATCACGAGTATCTGTAGATTCAGCTTCGTCCATAGTGTCATCATCTTCTGACAAAGATAAGCGTACCATTTCTTTTAATCTTGGTTCAAAAGCTTCTGCTAATGTCTCTCTAGCTGCAGCTAAAGCAGTTTCACGCACAGCTTTTGCATCCAAAATTGCTTGTTTGTACAATTCTTGATTTGTCATCTTAAATAATTGTTTCGGAGATTACCTATTAGAGAGGTAATATAAGAGTAAAAATAAATTACGATACCATATTAGATGATGGTATATTTAATAAATACTCAAAAGTAGTCTGAAAACTAAGGTTTTAGAAAAAATATTTTTATCTAATGCAACAAACCCCACTCTGAGTGCAGATTATGTCGGATACTAATCTAGAAATTTTTTCGTATTTACCTTGTGTTTTAGCTTGATAATCAACTGATTCATTCAACCCGCCTACAGGTTTTACGAAGGCTCCGTAGGTACTTGGAGTTGATACAAAATCCCAGCAAATTAACTCTAAGTCTTCACCAACTTGCACTAAACCTTCACCAATTGGCGATACAGTTCCCATTGCTCTTGATGAAACTCCTACGTTAATTCCTGCTAAAAAAAGTTCTTTTAATATATTGCCAGAAGGTGTAGGTAGAATTTCAAATTCACCAAATAATTCTTTACCATCCCACCAAAGTCTTGTAATGTTGTGACAAACATTCTTTAAATTAATAACAGAAGATTCTGGATGATCTAATTCACCCAATGCTCTTTTTTCTGCAACTGGTCCTTCCATATAAAGCCTAACTTGACTTTGTAAAGTATCAAAGTCGTATATGCGCTTATTTGCATTTGGCATATCAGCAGCTTGCACTTTACCAGAAACCAAGAATGGTTTGTTAGGACTAAGTCTTGCTTCGTGTAATTGCTTTGGTAGCGGCTTAAACGGTAGGTACTCTATTAAGGTTTCTTTGTTCATTATGCTTTTGTAAATACTTGATTGAATTGTGGATCACTCATTACCTCTTTATCTTCTGGATGAGTTTGGTCGAATGACTGTACTTTTCCGTTCTTTTTGTTTTTGTACAAGATCTCTTTCATAGTCTTCTTAATTTGCTCTTTAAGATTCTTAAACTTTTCAAAAGACTTTCCCATATCAACACCTGGTCTCATTTCTTCTTTAGGAGCTTGTAAGCCGTCGATATCGTATGTATAAGCAGTACCACTTAAAGAGTATATTGCTTTAACCTTACCTTGCTGCTCAATAAAATCTTGTATTTTAATTTCGGTTTCGTTATCTCTAGGATCTAACTTAACTACGTCTCCTCTTTGAAATTCTACTCCATCGCTGCTAGTAGCTTTCATAATTTTACCTTTACTATCTCGTACAATCTTATATTTCTCATCGTCAGCCTTAACATGCTGCATTGGCATTTTGTTAGGCTGATCGTCCATACTAGCTTCTTTTACCTCCTTTTCTTTGCTAGGCACATCCTTCATAGTTAAAACATTTAACTGGATGTGCTCTAAAGAACCGTCGTCTAATTTAACAGTTGCTGTATCTTGCTCAATCTTCTCTACTTCACCAACTTTTTTTTTATCTTTTGTCATTACTCTTGCTCCAGCATTGATATGCTCTGGAGTATCGTGAGATTCAAATTCTCTCAAAATCGCTTCTTTTAAAGCTACTATTTTCTCCTTTCCTGGAACTTCCATTACCTCAACTCCTTTGTGTTTCTTAGGAGTTTGAGACATTTGCTTCATTTTCTCTACCTTATTAGTAAACTTTTTAGATTTGTTTGCTACTGCAGGTGCATCTTTTTTGATTACCTTCATGCCGTTTGCCTTATCAACTAAGTCGTTTTTGGTAACATCTTTCATTTTTAAAGTCTTATCCATCTCAGCAACTGCTTTTTGATTAGCAACTACAAGTTCTCTGTAAGCCATTGGATCTTTAGTTAACTTCTTTAAAGCGATCTTCTTAGCTTTAAGCATATTTGCGTCTGTAATTTCATCCATTTGCTCTAATTCAAACTTCATACCTTTAATTAACTGAGTGTAGTTAACTGTATCAAAGTTAGGGTATAGGGTTACTTCTGCATTAGGATCGTGACCATAAACACCCTCAGGTTTTTTAGCTTCAGATAAAATACGCTTTCCTTTTAGTATCTTAATTGAATCATCAAAAGATGACACATTAGTTACGTATTGAGGAAACTGCATACGCACATTGCGTAGAAAATTTGCTTGTGACATTTTACCTTCTAAAAGGTCTGTATACTGTGCTTGGATGTTTTTCATACTTATAAATATCTTTATCTGCCTTGACCTCTATATTGTTTAGGTCTTGGACTGTGTTTGTTGAAACTTTTTTGTGCTGATCCTATCTTTCTTTTGCCGAATGAAACTTTTTGACTGTTACCGGCTGCTTTAGCTTTAGCCATTTTACAACTGTTTTAATTTTTGATAAGCTTCGATAACTTTTCCACGAACTTTGTCCATGGACTTCTTTGTATTAGTTTTAACTTCAAAAGCATCTTCACCTTCAGAAAGCTCTGTCTTCAAGGTTCCAGTAAACTCTAAAAGTCTATTTACTTCGTCTAATTTCTTATTAATAATCTTAACAGCTTCATGAAACTGCTCTGATTTACCTCTTGTTTTAGTTTCGTTGCGGAAGCTATAATAAGTTTCTTCTAAGGCTTTCTTACCCCATAAGTCCTTAACTTCAACACCCTTTATACTCTTTGCAGCTTCTTCAGCAGAAGGCGCTTTTGTAAAGCCATCCTTAGTATAAGCAGAAAGATTTCTAGCACCTTGCTTATCTGTTTTACTTTTTTCTCCAGCAAGTCTGGGAGCGTCTTCTTTTAAACTCACTTTTCCAGTTAATACATCCCTTACTGCCTCTGCTATGCTATGATAATTAGCACCTACTGCGAATTTGTAAAAACCTTTTAAATGATCTTCGTTGTACAATTTAAGATGCTTCAAAGCTTCTATGGTAAAATCGTATTCTGCTTTAGTATTGTTATTTGCTTTATCAACTATATCATCCATTAACTCCTGGTATAAAGAACTAGGTAATGCGTCGTCTTCTTCTAAGTTCTTTCTTACAACTTTCCTAGTTCCTGCTGCATACTGTTCACCAGTTCCTGGAGTAAAAGTAGCGCCATTTGTTACTCCACCACCGGTAGTAGAACCTCCACCCATTCCATCTTCGTTAACACCATTAAAGGTATCTCTAATAATCTGAATAGCTTTTTCAGGAGTTATAGCGCCTTGGCGAATAGCGTTCATAATAAAATCTACTAAATCTTGGTCGGCACCAGTTTGAGCTATAATATTTTCTATAGATTTATTAACTTCTTCTTGTTCTTCTCTTAAAAACTGCGTTAAAAATTGGTTATTCATTAGTTAGTAGCTTTAAGCTCTTGGATTAATTGATAGTATTGCATTAGACCTATTAACGTTTCGTCCTTAACTGCTTCTTTAGCTTCAACAGGTTTAATAAAATTAAGAACTTCTGTAAGTTTAATTTGAGTTACTTTGTCTCCAATAGTATCTCTTAGACTAGAGATTTCTAACTTAACTTCTGTTAATTTCTTATTAAGGTAGGTTCTAAGTTGAACTGTGTCTGAAATATTGTTAATATATTCTTTTAATAAATCTCTTTGTTCATCTGATAAAGTAGAATATTTATCGTTGAACTTCTCGATTAAAATCTTGTAAGCCAATGTTCTAATTTCTTTATCCTCTTTCATGAACTCCTCTACTACTTTAGAAGCGACCTTTCTTTCTGTCAAACTCTCTTTAGTAACGTGTTCTAATAGAGTAAGCTTATTTGTAATAATTTGCTTAGTATCTGAGTATTGCTTACTGATTTGGGATTCAATTAAAGTGAAAACAGCTCCGTAAACCTTGTAAGTATCCACTTTAGTTTTGAAGAAATCCTCAATATCGTAGTGTTTCTTAATTTCTCTTATGAGATTGTATTTTTCCTTTCCCAACTTATCTCTATCAAGCTTTTTAGCCTGTTCGATAATAGTGGTAATTAAGATCTCAGCCTTAGTTTCGTTAAGTTTAGGCGAGTTTAACACTGTGTTATACAGGTTGTATTCTCTATTAAGTTCAGTGTTTGTAAAGTACTTCTTAATGATTTTGACCGCTTGAGGGTCTTTCTTAGACATTAAATCTGAAGTAGCTTGTCTTACAAGCAGTTCAAATAAAATGCCCGTATTTTTGTACTTTGAATGTTTAATCATACATTTTATGCTTACTAATAAATATCAGTGGGTTAGAGTAAATCACGCTTTATTTGTTCTTCGTTAAGAAGGGTACTTTCTTGGTATAAATTCACTTTTCGCTTGCCAAACTGCTCTAAAGCCGCTTTATTTTTATAATACTGCGCTTTTGCTGTTGCATTTTCGTTTATAGCAAGTGGTGAGTTACCCTGGTACTTAACTTTTAATTTGTCCTCTCCTGTCTTTTTCTCCATATTATAGCTATCTCTACCAATTCTATCTGGTCCTAATGGATCTTTTTCGGTATTGATAAATGAAGGTTTTTCTGAAGGTCTGCCTGGTAATCTTACAGGTTCGTCTGGATTTATCTCATCGTAGCCTGAAGGAACTTCGTTACCAGCTAAGTTTGTATTACCATATCCACCATACATAGAAGCGATTTGGTGTGGTGTACCATAAGCCTGACCTGATTCAGCAGGATCGTTACCCTCTTCTTCAATTTGCTTAATTCTAAAGGCTCTCTTCTTATCCTCGACAATTTGGTCTCTATATTCATCAAACTCATCTTCAGAAAAGTGGAACAATTTATCGTATATCCAATCTGTAGGCATTAAATTACCTTCCATCATTTGAGTTGCTAAGTCTACCTTTTCTTTCATCAAAGCAATACGTTCTTGCTCATAAATGATAGATGGAGTTGTCAATGTCAACTCGAAGTTAGTTAAAGATTCCTCTGTATAACCATTTGCATATAAATGCACTAAGCCTATCTTAGTTAACTCACTTAGTACAATGCGTTGTATTCTTTCTACGGTGCGTGCAAATCGAATATCTTCAGCAGCAAGTGTAGCTTTACCAGTTAAATCTTTCTCGTATCCTAGGAAGGCTTTAGGGATTTTAAGCGCTGCGAATAATTTATTCAATAAGTAGTTTACATCCTCAATACCATTATACTCTAATGGTGGTGCATTTTCAATTCTAGTAGAAGCGTCATTGCCACGAACTGGAATGAAAAAGTCTTCTAACATATTTTGAACGTTATAGTTCAAGTTATATTGACCTGTTTTCTGATCGACAAGAGGAGTCTTTTTCATCTTGTTAATCATTCTTTGCATGTAGTTCTCAACTTCATTAGGAGGAATCGCACCAACATTCACAAAGAATATTCTACGTTGTGGAGCACGTGTAATACGGTGAATTAACAT